AAATTAAGACCGCCAGATGTTACATCTATACTTTCTTTAGGTTTACCATACCTGTAGTTAAAATAGAGTTGTATAGCCCTCATATCTCCGTTTAGACATTTATCTCGTAGAATCTTTATTACCTCATCTGATTCTATAATGTTGTCTAGTCGTTCTATAAGTTTGCCTTCTGCATCTTTAGGCTTTCTACCTGCATATCCTTTTGTAGAGTGTCCTCCGTTGTTTTTTCTTCCGTCCATTTAAAATAGATTAACTAATTAATTTATAATATGCGCTTGTATACTTAAAATTCTTTACTCCCCATTTATTAACACTATCATAAGAACATATATAAATATCTGCCGTGTTGTTTTTAAAAGGCATTACAAAAGCATAAAAACCTATATTCTTGTCTTTAAGATGCGCTCTTTCATTAACTAAAAAATATGGAGATGTACTTCTTGTACATTTAACGTCTATTGTTTTATCTCCTATTATTATGTCTGGTTCGCTTACAGGTTTGTCGTTAAGTAATGTATTTAATTTATGTTCAACTCCTATAGAGTGTAAGTAGTGTGAGAATATCAACTCTCCCTTTACACCCATAACATCTAACTCTTCTTCCTTACCATCACGTTGAAAATATTTTACCTTCTTTTTAATTTCTTTATTTGATTTACTTCGCAAACTACCTATTACTTTAGATACCTCGTTAATGTAGTCGGGATATTTAGTGTGTATGTGTCGCATATCTATATAACGAAAAAAAAGTTACATTTTAGACGAATGCACCTCTTTGTGCCTTTAAAACCTTTGCCGTGAGTTCTATTTTTTTAAATAGTTCGTTTCTCTCGTCCATTGTTAAACCGTCTATTACTACGTTGTATCTTATGTTTTCTCTTTTGAGTTCTTGTATCTTTTCGTCTCTTTCCTCTATCCCTCTTAAAAGGTTCTCTATCGTTAATTTACGGTCTTGTAGCGATTGTTCATTAAAGTCCTCGTTTATTAGAACCTGTAGACAGTTGTATAAAATCTTGTAATTTTTTTGTTTTATCGCAAAAGGGAAGATGTTTTTTAGATTGTGTATTACAGTTGCGTGGTCTTTGTTAATCGCTTTCCCTATCCTACTTAAACTATAGTAGTTTCCATCGTCTATAAGTTCTTTAGCTATCTTACAATAGACCGCCCTAGCGTATGTTACTTCTCTTCTTCTGTCTTTTTTTGTTATGTCTAAACCTGTTTCTTTTTGTATTAAGTTTACTAACGTATCTAGTTTGTTTGTCATAATGTTCCTCTTATTACGTAATCTTCTAAACTCTCTCCTTGCTCAAAGAACTCGTTATAGGTTTCTACTGCGTGTTGTACTTTTCGCTCTCCAGAAAAATAAAACTCTTCTGATACATCAAAAATCCCTATGTCTAACGTCCCTTTATCTATTACTAAAAATCTAAAGTCTTTGTAGTCTTTCTTGAATAACTCACAATATATAAAACATTGGCTATCGTACCCGTAGGCTTTAGCTTTGTAGGTCGGGAAGGCTTTTAGGTCTTGTGTGGTCTTTAAGTCTACTAGAGCGTTTCCTAGTACGTCTGCCTTTGCTCTAAACGGGTAAGCAAATATAAAATCTATTGCGGGTTTCTCAAACTCTGAACCAGATAATAAATCTACTGCGTAATGGTTTTTAAGTAATGCATCTGCCATACGTTCTGCTTCGTGCTTTTCCTTAATCGTATAAACCTCTCCTAGTTCTATCTTGGCATCCTTATACTTTTTAGAGTTCTTGCTCTGTACATCCACAAAATTAAGTTGCTCAAACTTTTGGGTTTCTAGTATTGCCATATGAAACAATCTACCGTTTCTTAATGCTTGGGTTTCTCCGCCACCGTACTCTGTTACATACTTGTACTTTTTAGGGGATTCGTTTAGTAGTTTAACCGAAGAAGAACTTAGTGCTGCTTTTCCTAAATAGCCGTAGTAAAATGTATCGTCGTACATCTTTTGTAGGAGTTCTTCTTTATCCCACGTTTTGTAATCTAATAGTGTCATATTCTTTGTTCTAGTGCGTGTATGTCTTTTGTTAGTATTTCTATTTCTTCGTGTAGTTTGCTTTGGCTTTCTTCTGCTTTTTCCTGTAACGCTCTAGCCTTTAGTAAATCACTCTCTAGCTGATTGATGATATACTGATACGTAAAAGCATTAGACCGTAGTCGCTCGGTGTAGATATGTATCTCACAAAACCACCCTAACAAATTAGCTACGGCTTCTGTAGGTTTACGTTTTAGTTGTTCATTAAGTAAGGTGGAGACTTTATCTATATTGTCTGTGTATATCGCCCACTCTTTGTCTTCTTGTTTGAGTTGCTTAGTAACTCGTGTCTGTAGTTCTGTTGGTTCTACCATAATCTTTGTTTTTGTTGATATAAATATATAACGAAATGTAATTTATGATTAACCAATATCGTACGGGTCGTGCATTACACTACAAATAGCTTTCATACCTTCAGCCTTATCGGTATAGTATCTTTGTTGTGCAGTTTGAAAAATCTTACCCTGTAGCCCTGTATAGTCCTTAAGCAGTCTTTCAGCTACTGCTTCAGATATCCTTAGGCATTCCATACCACCGTCATCAAACACTTCGTAATCGAAGTCCACATATAACGCTTTCTTAGAATAGTAACCCTTATCAGTCAAATGTCTGATGTCGTAATCCTTATAGCTTCCTTCATTATTAACTTCTAAAGTAGCTTTGTTGATGTCTATACCTTTGCTTGTTCTCGTGTGGTTATAAATTATAAATTCCATAATTTTATTTCTTTGTTTTTGTCTAAGACGCTTCGCAGCGTTTCGCCTACTAAAGGCTCGTCAGTTAGACTTTTATTAGAAATGTATTTCCTCGTTTTTCCAAGCATCTACCACATCTTGCAAACTTTGTAATGGCTCATATCCGTTCTCAAGTTGTTCCCAATTTAAGTAAGTATCTTGACCTAACCAATAAACTTTTTCTATTTGACAAGAGTGGTCAAGCACCACGCAACCTTTTTCTCCAATAGCTGGAGTAGTGTAGATTTCAATTTCGTTTCCTTTTGACGTTGTAAATTTTGCGATAGTTTTAATCATAATTTTAATCTTTGTTTTTAATTATACTGCAATATAATACTTATTAACAATATTCCAAACTTTTATAAACTTTATTTTGTTACTACTACGTGAGTGAACCTTTTTTTAAGTCTTCTATATCTACGTTGTAGTTTATCTTTATGGCTTGACTTTCTTCTAGATAGTAAATTTCTTTGTCTGTTTTGTTCTGATTCCACATTGTAGTTTGTGGACATCTTTGTATCGTGAGTTCTGGTAGGGTTAGGTCGTTTAAGTAATACAGATAGTTTCCTTTTGGGTCTGCTACAAAGTACAATCTTACCCCGTCAAATTGAGACAAACAATCGTACTTCTTTTTCTCTAGCATTTTAGTCTCATAGTACTTTGTTCTAAACTTCATCTCTATAACACAGTCCTTTCCTTTTATCGTTTTGCCTATGCCATCGTAACAAAGGTTCTGGTCTCCTATCCATTCTATATCGTATCCCATTACGTTCATTACGGCTATTACGGCTTTCTCAAGGTTATCCCACTTGTTCATATAAATCGGTTAGGTGTTTTATCCATTTGTTGACCTGTTTCTTGTTACAACTACAAGGTACTTGCTTTGGATGATTAAAGTACTTTGCGTGTAAATCTGCCACAACGTTCAACTGTTGGTAGGTTATGTTCTCTTGTCCTATTATTGGTTCAAATAGTTTCTTGTCGTTCTCGGTCATTACAAGTTAATTGATTCAACCACACCTCTCTTTCATAACATCCGCAGTCTTCTTTTCCAAACTTACGGGCTATCCATAAGGCTATAGTATACGCATTACCAAAAGTCAATAGTTCGGTAATAGCGTGTACCATAGTCCCTAGTTTAATGTAACATCCTATTCTCATAAAAATAATGATACTATAAAAATTATTATAAAGGATAACATACAACCTAAACATACGGCTGCTGATAGTTCTATAGGTACTTGGTTGCTTGTTTCTACCCTTGCACCTGTTACTAGTTCTTCTGATTCTTTAAATTGTATTTGTTTCATATTACTCGTTGTTTGTAAATAATCTATATCTAATATAAGTACTTAAAGGTATTCTTAATTCCTTTGCTTTCTCTTGTAAAATCTCTTTGTCCTCTGTAGACATTTTAATACTAATACTTTCTTTCATTTTTTTTATGTTTTAAAATTCTCTTAAACTACCGTCAGGATATATCCAAAGACCTTCTGCTAAATAAACCCCTCCTTCAAAGTTAGGTACAGCACCACCCTCTATCATATCTTTTCGTATTTCTTTCATACTATCGTTTTTTTCAAGAGGTTCTTCTGTTTGTTTACATTTATCTAATACCATCTCACCTAATTTAAGAATTTCTGCCCATTCTTCTTTTGTAGTCTCTTCCAATCCCTGTATATAGGATTCAAATATTTTAATTGTGTCTTTTAATCTTAAAATTTGTTTCCCTACACTTAATTCTTTATGCATACCTCTATTATCTTGTTGTAATTCTTTACACAATTGATTACACTGCTCAACGACTACTTTATATAGTTGTATTTGTTCCTCTACTATTTTATAAACTTCGTTTTGTTTTTTCATATTACTTGTTTTAAAATTTGCTTTACTTTTTTGTATGTGTTGTAAAGAGAGTAGTAGCTGATGTTTGTCTTTCTTGATAGTTCGCTTATACTCTCTCCGCTTTCTACAATCTCATAAACCTTTTGGTCGTACCAATACAACTCTTGTAAGGTCTTTAAAATGCGTTCGTAGTTCTTTAAGTATTGTACCTCTATTTCGTTGTGCGGGTCATTATAGTCCTCTAATTCTACTAATATGTACTTGGCTTCTTTTCGTTTTAAATCCAAGAAGATACTCGTTAGAATCTTAAAAACATAAAAGTAATTTATATCCCCATCCTTAGTAATATCCTTACCCTGTTTTATTACTCGGTCTAGTTTAATGTACATCTCCCCTACAATATCCTCTGCCGTCCAAAGGTTGCATCCAAAGGACTGCACAATACCTAACCACTGATGATGTTTTTTAAAGGCTAGTTTTAATCCGTCCACGTAGTTATAATTAAAGCAAATATTCCTAGTAGGATTTGATGCCTATCCCATTCTTCTTCTACACCCTCTTGCTCTGGTTCGTAATAAATATAACCAACCGCTAGACCGTATAAAGGTGCTAGTTGAAAGTGAAAAGACTTATTTCCTATTTGAATATTCATAGTTTACTTTTAAGGTTGTCCGCTCCTATACAGAATCCTGTTCTGTTAGGTAAAGATGTTAGTCGTACGGGTTCGTCTAAATTGGTAGGTCTACCCCCTGTATCTAAATCCTTTATTTTTCTTACGTGTATGTCGGTATGTACCCAATCGGTTCTGTGTTGGGTGTACCTGTGTATGCAAAAGAAATCATCCGCTCGGTTTCCAAACTTACCACCCGATTCTACATCTGCCATAGATGGCGGTATAGGATGCCCTGCGTACTGATGTCCCTCTGGGTGTTTCTTTCTTAAGGCTTCGGTTACTGCGTGAGTATTAAGCCATATAGATACATTAAACACCTTACAAAACAATCGCATCTCTGTAGTTGCTTGGTAGTCGTATTCGTGTGCGTTATGTGTCTTTTTAATCAGAGAGTTGTAAGGGTCTATTAAAAACCCGTCAAACTTCCATTCCTTATAAATACCTTTCGCTTCGGTCAACAAGTCCTTATACGAATAAAGTTTAGTAGTGTCTATGATTTTAAATCTTTTACTAAATGAATCCGTAAACATCTTAATGTCCTTTTCTGGTATTTTATCTAAAGGTAATCCCGTATGGAACTCTATTATCTTTCGCATTATACTATAGTCCGTATTCTCTGAAGAATAAATTAACCAATTCAATTTATGTTTACGTCCGTACAAGTACATTAGGTATAATACGATATGTGTTTTTCCTACGTTTGCGTGTCCTGTAATAACGTTAAAGTTTCCTCTTTTAAATCTAATATGGGTGTCTACGTCTTCGTGTCCTATAGTTAGTCCTTCTTCTATCTCTCCTCGTTTTACTTTAACAAGGTAGTCCGTAATTTTGTCTTTGTTTACTAACATATAAAAAACCCTCCGAAGAGGGTCTATATTTTAAAATGGTAAATCTTCTTCTACTTGTGCCGTTTCGCTACTTGCTATACTCCAAGCATCTATAGAATTAAAATATCTGGTTTCTCCTTTTGGGTTTGTCCATTCTTTACCCCTTAAATTAATCCCTACTGTAACTCGGTCTCCTACCTTGTTGTTTTGGGTTTTGTCTACGTTTTTTTGCGTAAACTCTACCATTAGCGTTTGAGGGTATTCACCCTCTGTTACTAATACTACTTCTCTCTTTTGGAAGTTACCATAAG